GCGCAGACTTTCAAGGAGAATTGTGGGAAGGCTATATCCAAAAGCTTGTACCCAGAAGTGAAAGAAAGTTCATTCGGATATAATATGCGTAAAATAGCGAACTCCTTCAGCCTGTGTTGGCTTGTCAGGAAACTGACTTGCATGGATGAGGAGATTTACCGCGACCTGGTGGAAGACGCCATGGCTCGCGATGACATAAGTGACGCAATTGAAATTAATGCGGCTTGTGTGGAGGCTGATGCGCTCGATGTAGCGGCAATTAGTGTTCGTAACGAGACCAGTGAGATGTTACTTGGCAACTGCCAATCTGATCGTGAATTCTATGCGGAATATCGCGAACTCGCTGTCCTTTTGGTTAAGGGAGGTGGTGTTGATGCCGCCGTAAGTTTCGAACATAAGTTGACCAGAGTGCAACTAGGACGCCTCCTAGCCTTGCATCGTTATTATTACGGTGTGAGAAGTGAATCTAAATCAAGGTTCACCCCCCGCTTTGTTGCAGCAGCCGTGCTGGTGTTGCGTGCTAAGCTTGGTCGACTTCCGAACAGCGACGCCAATCGTATTGTCGTTGAACAGGAATATAACCGAGTGTGCCGTAACGCTAATGTGCGACTCGTGGTGATCAACACTCACCGGCAACACGTGCTGAATGCGTATTACACACAATTTCGGCATGAACGCGTGGCGCTCTCGCGCAAACGGTTACCCAAGTGGGTGCAACAGTCGATGGGATATGAGAATCCAGCTGTTGTCAATGCCGTGTGCTAGGGGTGCCCGCGTAGGTTTCACGGAACACATACAAGTACTAGTCAGACTCTGCGTGAACAGATGAAGGAGTTGATTGGTGCCGGTGGTGGTTCACTGTGCGTGAAACTGAACGGGAAGGCTTCAAAAACCCGACAGTATGTTATTGCTGAAGGTTTTGGTCCAGATCACAGACTGGGCGTTTTTAATAATAACACCGCTACAATTGAACGGGCGTTTGTTGAAAGGTATTTCCTCTGTAAAGATGGAGATAAATTTCGGCCGGCGCTCGTACCCGAACGACGAATATGGAAATCTCGTGAGTTGACACTGTTCCGGAAAGAGGTTGTGGGTGGTTTATGCCGCCTGCCAGTTCTAACCGAAGATCAGGTTGTGTCATTATACACGGGCGCAAAACGCCGCACCTATGAGTTAGCACGCCAGACGCTTATGCGTAGGCCGTTGCAACCCAGCGATGCTCGCTTGACTTCCTTCGTTAAGTTCGAAAAACAGGATATTGGTAAGGCACCGAGGATAATCAATCCCCGGTCTGCGTGCTATAATTTAGTACTTGGTAAATATCTCAAACATGCTGAGAAACCGATATTCAAATCAATCAATGCCTCATT